CTTTTCCGTGGTCGTAGATAATAGGACTTGACAAAGGTGAAAACTACTCTATCAGAACATTTGAGTTTTGACCAGGCTAAGATTGTCTTGGAGCGCGACGAAGGCAGCGACGGTAACAAGTCGCTGCACTTAAACGGCATTTGCATTCAAGGAGACATCCGTAATGCAAATCAGCGTGTTTACTCTTCTGAAGAAATTGGCAGGGCTGTCAAAACGCTCAATGAACAGATCGCTGGTGGCTACTCCGTTCTTGGAGAAGTTGATCATCCTCAGGATTTAAAAATCAATCTTGATCGTGTGAGTCACATGATAACCAAGATGTGGATGGATGGTCCTAACGGCTACGGAAAACTAAAAATACTTCCAACTCCTATGGGTCAGTTGATTCAGTCCATGTTGGAGGCAGGAGTAAAACTGGGTGTTAGTTCCAGGGGATCCGGCGAGGTAGACAGCGGTGGCAAAGTACAGGGTTTTGAAATTATCACAGTAGATGTGGTTGCACAGCCCAGCGCCCCGGGAGCTTATCCAACACCAGTATACGAACATTTAATCAACAACACAGGCGGTTACAAGGCATATCAAATTGCACAAGAAGTCCAAGGCGACCCAAAGGCACAGAAGTACTTAGCAGAGAGTCTGAAAAAAATCATTTCAGGCCTCAAATAACAGTAGGAGAATCACATGCTAGACATCGTAAAACAATTGTTTGAAAACAATGTGATTTCCGAAGAAATCAAATCGGAAATTGAATCAGCTTGGGAAAGCAGAATTCAAGAAAGCCGTGACCAAGTAACTGCTGAACTACGTGAAGAATTTGCTCAGAAGTATGAGCATGACAAAGGCGCAATGGTAGAAGCTGTAGAAGCTATGCTAACAGACCGCTTACAGGCAGAGTTAGGTGAATTGGCAGAAGATCGCCAAGGACTTATTGAAGCCCGTGCCAAGTATGCTAAGAAAATGAAAGACGATTCCAAAGCAATGGAATCATTTATCTTTAATAATCTCAACAAAGAATTGGCAGAATTACACGAAGATCGCAAAACAGTTGCAGGCAATGTAGCTAAATTAGAATCCTTTATCGTGGATGCACTGGCGAAAGAAATCGCAGAATTCCACACAGACAAGAAAGACCTAGCCGAAACTAAAGTAAAATTAGTACGCGAAAGCAGAGCTAAGTTTGACAATCTCAAGAAAGATTTTATCACAGCAGCTTCCACAAAAGTAGCAGAAACAGTGCAGAACGGTCTACGTTCTGAAATGACTCAGCTCAAGGAAGACATTGAATCAGCTCGTAGAAATGACTTTGGTCGCAGAATTTTTGAATCATTTGCAAGCGAATACGCTGCAAGTCATCTAAATGAGAAATCTGAAACAGCAAAACTTCTTAAAGTTATGCTGACTAGAGAAGCCGAATTAGAAGAAGCAGTGAAGATTGTTGCAGAATCACAAGAACAAGTAGCACAGAAAGACCGTGAACTACGTATTATCAAAGAAAACAACCAACGCAAAGAAGTTATGAGCGAATTGCTAGGACCGTTGACTGGAGATAAGCGTCAAGTAATGGGCAGTCTACTTGAGTCAACACAAACAGAAAAGCTACGTACAGCTTTCGACAAATACCTACCAGCAGTAATGAATGGTGGAGCACCGGCGAAGAAAGTACTATCAGAAGGCAAAGAAATTACAGGCGACAAACAGGCACATCAATCCAGCGGTAAAGAAGAAAAAACCGCTGAGATATTTGACATCCGCAGGCTTGCGGGACTAAAAGTTTAAGGAGAACTATAATGTCACAATTACTCGAGTCACGCTGGTCGGAGACTAAAGAAGCCCTATTAGAAGGTCTTCAAGGTAACAAGCGTTCAGTAATGGCAACAACTCTAGAAAATACCCGCAAGTATTTGGCAGAGAGTGCCACCGCTGGTGCAACATCCGCCGGTAACGTAGCAACACTAAATCGTGTGATCCTTCCTGTGATCAGACGTGTAATGCCCACGGTCATTGCAAATGAATTAGTTGGCGTACAGCCAATGACAGGCCCAGTTGGACAAATCCACACACTACGTGTACGTTACAGCGATACATTTGCTGGATCTACCGGTGGAGCAACCACAGCTGGTGAAGAGGCTCTAAGCCCATTCAAGATTGCTGAAGGCTATTCCGGTGCTACTACTGGTAAGCCAGCTTCTACCGCAGCCCTAGAAGGTGTTGCTGGTAACAAACTAAGCATCCAAATCTTGAAACAAACAGTTGAAGCTAAAACACGTAAGCTATCAGCTCGTTGGACATTCGAAGCTGCTCAAGATGCACAAGCCCAACAAGGCATTGACATCGAAGCAGAGATCATGGCTGCTCTTGCACAAGAGATCACTGCTGAGATCGACCAAGAAGTTCTACGCAGCCTTGCTTCTTTAAGCTCAACAGTATTGACCTATGACCAAGCTGCTGTATCTGGTACAGCAACATTCGTTGGTGACGAACATGCTGCTCTAGCTGTTCAAATCAACCGTGCTGCTAACTTGATCGCTCAGCGTACACGTCGTGGCGCAGGTAACTGGGCCGTTGTTTCTCCAACAACATTGACACTACTACAATCTGCTACTACC